ATACAGCTACAGCTTGGCTTAAAAGAAAGCAAAATCTCACCTTACCTGCAAAAGCTGTTCGATGAAGGTCATAAGCGCGAAGATATGGCTAGAAATGTGTGTGAAATAATGTTTAGCGTTAAGTTAAGACCGTTGGTTGCATCGGAAACTGTAGGCTCACAAGAGTTGCAAGCATCTTTTGATGGTTTAGACATTAAGCAGGGTTTTTTGTGGGAGCATAAGTTTACAAATAAAAAGTTTGCTTTTAATGAAATACCACCGCTTTATTATTGGCAGTTAGAGCATCAAATGCTGGTGGCTAATGTAAATGATGCAACATTGACAGTTACAGATAGAGATACTTTAGAGCTTAGGCATTACAAGTACAAGTCATTACCGGAGAGAAGAAAAGCATTAATAAAAGGCTGGAAAAATTACGTTAAAGCTAGAGATAGTTTTGAGCGTGAGGATGAAGAGTGGCAGTTAGCTGCAAATAAGTATTTACATGCAAAAGACATGGCTGACATGTGGGACAAGAATCTATCAGACGCTAGTGCAACAATGAAGGTGCTGGCTGGTAAAACTAGCTCAGCAGGTTGTGGTGTGAAAGTTTCTGTTACTCAGTCAAAGTCTAAGAAGCAAACACCGTCATCATTTATCAAAGAGAATGGCATTAAGCTGAAACAGGTAGATCTTGAAAAGCCAATTTTTAATTACAGAATAACTATACTAAATAAGGAAAAATAATGTTAAATAAACAAATCTTAGTAGGCCGATTGGGTAACGATCCAGAATCAAAAACATTTAATGATGGTGGAATGGTATGTAACGTTTCAATTGCAACGGACAATACGTGGAGAGACAAGAAGTCAGGTGAAATGAAGTCAGTTACAACGTGGCATCGAGTTGTCTTTAGAAATAAGCTGGCGGAAATTGTAAACAATAACTTAAAAAAAGGCTCGTTAGTTTACGTTGAAGGCAGGACAGATCACCGCAAATGGCAAGATAAAAATGGTCAAGATAAAGTTTCTACTGAAATTGTAGCTAATGAGTTAAGAATGTTGGGCGGAAAAGGCGAGCAGGAAAAACCCAAAGGCCAACCAAGTAATAATGCAGGAAAAGACTTTCCCGGTAATGATATAGATGTGCCGTTCTAATGGCGTACTATTTTTGCAGATGGTGTCTACAAGATAAACCAGAAAGTGAAATACCCATCACAAAACGCAGAGATGTAAACGGTAAGATACAGGGCATAAGGAAGTGCCTGTCTTGCAAAGAGAAGCATAATAAATCTAAGTCTAAATAGACCATCTACGAGCGTTGCCCGTCTTAGTATCAAGATGGGTAAACGTTTCGTAATCTCCAGTACCATATCTCCCCGTGTACTTCTTATCTAAGTAGTGATATATCTCACTAGGCTCAACACCAACGATCACAAAGTCGATAGCCCTTCCTTGTATGTGCTGTGACTTGTTTGAGCCGCCAACCTTGCTGTTGTGTTCTTTGCATCTAATGCCAGAAGTGATAACCAAGTGAACTTTCTTAACGTCCAACTGTTTAGCAAAGTAATCGCAAGCGCCTTGAACTACCTTGACTGTTTCAGAGTCAATAGTGTCTGTGCCGCAACCGCACTTACATTCAATCTCAGACCTAGATATATTTTTAGTTAAATCACCCATTACTTTTTCCAGTTAGCCAAACCTTTTAGACCAAACGATGCTGCTATAGCTGCTGCCAAAAATCCTTTGTAGTATTCTGGCATTGTATCTAAGACAGTAAACCCTTGCTGTATGAACGGAACAAGCTCAGGAATAAAAGCGCCGACCATCGGGATAGACAAAACAATAACGAACCATTCGTCCTTCCATGATGTCTTGCTACCTTCAGCCATCATCTTTTCCCAATTTTCTTCTGACTGCATAGCCTTAATCTTTACTTCCTGCTTGACCTTGACTTCTTCTGCCTTGCCTTGCATCCAAGTAGTAGCTAATCCACCAACAATTTGTAGTAGCTGTATCATTTGTCCGCCTTATTGTCTAGCTTATCTTCTATGCGATTAAGCGTGTCCTTAATATCAGCCAATGCTATTTGAAAGTCATCACGCCTAAGATATACGCTCGGAATATTTCTTTCTATTAATTGAATATCCATTCGCAGTCTACTTATAGCGTCCCATACCGCCCTAAGATACCAGCCAACAAAAATAGAAATTAATACAAAAGTCGCATTAAATAAATCTTGGAAATCCATTACTAAGCCCTATAGAATACTGCAAAAGACGCACTGACTTCACCAGTGTTGACAATTGTCGCGTTATCTGTAGTCTCAATCGACAGAACTACATGCTTGCTTCTCAGAGAGCCATTAACTTCTAAGCCATCTTCAGCAATAAAGATACGCTTACCTTGTAAGTTAGTAAGCTCTAAGGTTTCCCCGGCAACCACATCGTGAACTTCTCCAGCCCATTCAACTTCTAAATCTGGGTCAGTAATGCAGAAAAACTCAATAGCTTCTTGTGCAATTAGAACCAACTGTTCATCAGCATAGTCTTGTGGGTTAGTAGAACCTACAAAATCTCCACGACTTATCTCATGACGACTTAGACCTTCAGCATTAAGACCTACTATCGAACCTTTTGTGAGCCAGTGGACACCACCAGAGCTTGTAGGCATCGTAGGCGGACTGAATGTATCACCCTTGCTGTAAGCTACGCTCTTGACAATAGCTACGTCATCAGCTCGATATAAAGGTCTATGACTCCAGACAGCCATTACACAATCTCCGCTGTTTCAGTGATAGTTGGAGTTATCTCTCTACCGATAAGAGCTTCAATATCTGGAGAGGCAACCTTGTCTTTAACATCAAGAATTTTGTTCCATTCATATTGTGCTGCCGTGGACGCTAATACTATTTGAGCAATAACCTCGTCAGCATCATCTAAGTTGACACCCAACTGCTGTATAGTGTACGGACGCAAGCCTAGCGAGCTGTCAGTGGCAGTGTAGGTTACGCTAACAGCGTTATTTTTCAGGTTGTAACCATTTACAATGTAAGTATATGTGATTTTCATCTTTTCCTTCCTTATGTGATTAGGACTGTTCTAGTGCCTGTGCCATTCCAGCCTGTCGGTGTAATATCCCACCTCCAGAATGTAGCTGTTCTTCCTTCCGTGGTAAAAGTGCCATGCGCAGCGGATGCCGATGTTACCGTCCCATACCCCTGTATATCCAATGCAGTAAAGGCGGTTTTAGCTACAGTGCCTTGAACCACGAAGTAAAATCTATTCACAGAGATTTTGTTGGGAGTGTAGTATACCCCCCGAATATGACCGAAACCTGCGGTGGTTGGCGCTCTTGAACCCATATTTTGCGGCCAAGCGGAGTTAGTATTGTCTGAGGAAAGACCAAATTCAGTACCATTAGTTTGTACCCTGATGTAATATCCTCGCTGCCCATAGCCATAGTACAGCGCGCCAGAATTCCCATTGGGTTTTAATGATGTTGTACTGCCTTCAGTTACCGTGATGGTAATGCCTGCCTGAGAGCCGTAGAAGTCACCAATGGTAATCTCTCCAGCTGTCGGAATTGCTCCACCGTCACCAGTAGTACCAGATGGCACGTAAAGTCCACCAGCATAGTATTCAGACAGCTCTATGGGGTTACTCCCACCGAACTCGGTCTGTATATCTGTGAGAGCTAACTCACCTGTGCTTGGCAGGGCCATTACAGTGTACCAAACGCAGACACATCACCCACAACTGTTAGGTTGCCTGTTGCGTCTAGCTTCATCTTAGCCACACTGCTTACCGAGAATATTAAATTACCCGTAACTTCTGTTACTGTCCAATCGCCAATGACCACTCCCGAATCAAATGTTTGAGCTAACGTAAAAGTATTAGCTACATCATTCTTAGTTGTGTCAGCATCGTATCCTTGTACAGTTACGCTAAGGTCTGCATCTTTAAGAATAGTTGCGTCATACGCTTCAACATTAGTGCCTATCGTTAAGCCAAGATTGTCTCTTGATGTAGAAGCATTTGCTACATCAGATAGGTTGTTTGTTGCAATTAAAGCGCCTGATAATGAGGCGTAAGCTGCAACCCATGATGTGCTTTCCCACACTTTCATTACATCGTCAGTAGTATTGAAGTACAAAGCACCTGTTATGAGAGCGTCACCATCATTATCAAGTGCGGGGTCAGTAGCTTTAGCGCCTAAGTATCTATCATCAAAATCATCGTAAGATGCTGCTGCTGAAGATGCGCTACTAGCTGCATTGGTTTCGCTTGTTGACGCATTTGATTCGCTTGTAGCTGCACTGGATGCGCTACTGGCTGCATTAGTCTCTGATGTCCCGGCATTTGTTGCTGACGTTGAAGCATTGGACGCGCTGGTAGCCGCCTCTGAGGCTTTGGTAGTTGCTGTTGATGCACTACTTGATGCGCTACTAGCACTAGAAGCGGCGTTA